GGTCCGAGCTGTACAACAGCCCGGTTCGCCAGTTCACCGTGACCCTCGGCACGCAGGCCAGTGGCACCTTCGAGCTGACCTACGGCGGGCTGACCACGGCCACCATCGCCTACGGCGCCACGGCCGCCAACGTCAAGTCGGCTCTGGTCGCCCTCGACGACGGCTACACCGCCTCGGACTGGACCGTCACCGGTTCCTCGGGTGGCCCGTTCACCGTGACCGTCCCCGGCCCGTCGCCGCTGACCGGTTCCGGCGCGCTGCTGGAGACGCCCGGCACCTTCGTGATCGCGGCCGTCACGCCGTAATCGCCTGAACACCAGCCCCGGTGCGCGTTGGGCTGACGCGCGCCGGGGCTGGCTCAGCCCACTTTCAGCCCACCACGAAAGGAATCAGCCCATGTCTGACGACATCGACGACATCCCCGACCTCGAAGACGCTATCGAACAGTTAGCCGAGTTCTTCGGCTTCAAGGCGCACCACGACTTCAAGGTCGGCGGCGAGGTCTACCGCATCACCTACCGGCAGTTCCTGCCCTCCGACATCGAGCGCAAGCTGCAAGAGGCCGACAAGTCGCTCGAGGACTGCGACCGAGCCGAGCTCGAGCTGGCTGACGGCACCAAGGTCAAGACTCCGTCCTACATGATTCCGTTGCGCCGCAAGGGGAAGCTGCTTCCCGATTCCCGCGATGCGCTGCGCCTGATCGCGATGTGGGGTGAGGAGAAGTACCGCAAGTTCGAAGCCGCCGGAGGACCACCCGACATGCTGTCCATCGTCTGGGCCAAGCAGGATACGGAGTACGAGAGGTGGAAGTCAGCGGGATCCAAAAGCGCCGGTAGCAGTTAGTATCTGGCGCGACTACGCGGGTCCGATCGAAGCCGACCTCCTTGCCCGAAATCTCGACATCGCCGACTGGCACCAGGGCCGCATGTCCTCGCGGCGGCTGCTCATCGTCCTGCAGCACCTACCCGAGGACTGGGCGTTCAAGACCGCGGTGCGCGGCGGCCGTCAATCCCGGTCGCAGCGGGTGCTGGAAGAGCAGCTCAACGAGCAGTACCGGCTCCGCGCATCGTATGAAGCGGTGGCATCTCACGGCGAAGTGTCCTGGGATCCATCCGATTTCGCGTGGTACGACCCGATCGACGCCCGCGAGCGCGCCGAACAGCAAGTCGCCGAGGCCGAAGAAGGGCAGGCCGCGACCGAAGACTTCTACTCCGATCTGGGATTCACATGATGAAGGGTGGTGATCTGTAGTGGCGATTTCGATTCCGATCGCAGCGACTGCCGATGACCGCTCATTCCAGCGGATTGGCGACCGTTACGAGCAGTGGGGTAAGGACACCGGCAAGCGGATCGGCTCCTCTCTCGCGGACGGCATCGACGACCCGAAGGTGGAGAAGGCATTCTCCAAAGTCGTCGACAGCATGTCGAAGCTTCGTGCCGAAGAGGCTAAGTTGCAGGATCTTCGGCAGCGTGGCGCATCAGACACGCGGATTGTCGTGCAGGCCGAGGCGGTGACCCGCGCCCGAAACGCCGACGCCCGGGCCGCTCGTGAGGCGGCGCGCGCATACTCCGAAGCGACGACCAAGGTCAGCAGCCTGGCCAACGCGCAGAGCCTACTTAGCAATGCTCTGTCCGGAACCAGGTTTGGATCCATCGCTGGAGACGTGAGCGGCCTGACCGACGCTTTCGGTTCGATGGGCCTGAAGGTCGCCGCCGGCGTCACCGCGTTCACTGCGCTAGCGGTCGGCGCAGTGAAGGTGACTCAGGCGCTCTACGGTGTCGGCGAACAGTGGGATGCCATCGCGGACAACATCACCGTGAAAACCGGTCGCATGGGCGATGACCTCGACCAGTTGACCGACATCGTCAGGGACGTCGGCACCACGTCGGCGGCATCGTTTGAGTCAATCGCCGACATCGTCACCCAACTCAGCAAGTCGATGCCAGACCTGGTGAACAACGCCCAGGCCGTGCGCGAGCTTGCCGCGAACATGGCATTCCTCGGTGAGCAGGGCGATCAGGTCAACGTTCGCGACTTCGGTCGTGCGATGCAGGCATTCGGCGTTGACAGCGAGGACGCCGCAAAGCAGCTCGACAAGCTTTACGTCGCGTCGACCCAGACCCTGATGCCGATGGACGAGTTGATCGGCAATCTGGTGAGCGTCGGACCAGCCGCGCGCACGCTTGGCCTGGACTTCGACGATACCGCCGGATTGCTGGTCAACTTCGAGAAGGCTGGCATCGACGCCAGCAGCACAACACAGGCCCTCAACAGCGCGGCCAAGGTGTTCGCCGATTCCAACATCCCGCTGCAAACGGGGCTGAAAGACACCATCACCCAGATCACCGGCTATATCAAGGCGGGACAGGACGCCAAGGCTGTCGATCTCGCCGGAAAGGTGTTCGGCGAGAGGGGCGCCGAGAAGTTCGTCGACCTGATCCGCCAGGGCAGGCTGTCGGTGGATTCGCTGAACGAGGGACTCGGCGACTCGCGTGGCGCGATTGAAAATGCGAAGTCCAGCACTGAGGACTGGGCCGAGCAGTGGACGATCATGAAGAACAACATCGACGAGGTTGCCAGCCATATTGGCGGACCGGTGTTCGATGCCATCAACAAGGCGCTCGGCGCGATGAATCAGCTTCTCTGGGGTCAACAGTTCCCCGTTGGGACTGATCCGAAACTCATTGCGCAGGCGCAGAATCAGCCGATAACTGCTCCGGATTCTTCAGCGAGCGGCCCCGGTGCGTTGGGTGACCTTCTTGGTGTTCCGCAGATTGGCCCGCCGTCCGCTGCCCCGGATGCCACGACCGACCAGCCCGGCATTCCGCTACCGCCCGGTTTGATTCCCTCGAATCGCCCTGCTCCTGGAAGTCCTCAGGACATCAACCAGGCGATCGAAGACGCCAAGAAGAACGGTGGCGGCGCAGGCAAGCCGAGCATCGGGTCAGATCGCTACTCGCTGAGCCGAATCCCGCTGGGTGCATTCCCTGGGGAATCCGGATTGCCCGGCCTGCCTGGGCGACGCATCGAGCAGCACGCCGGACCCGGCGCGTATCAGGTCGATCCGCAACAGGTGTTCGACGCGCAGACCTCAGTGCTTCAGTCGCAGAAGTCTGTTGAGCAGGCTCGCCTTCGGGTGCTTGAGATCGAATCGGACAACACCCACACCGAGCAGGAGCTGCAGTCCGCCAAGGATCAGCTCGTCATCGCTGCCCGCCAGAACCTTAAGGCGCAGCAGGATCTGATCGACGCCCAGCAGGGCACCTGGAAAAAGGCCGAGAAGGCCGCCAAGGGCTTTTCGGACGGCATGGACCAGATCGGCGCGCAGCTCGATGCCGACTTCGGTATCAGCAAGGGCTTGCCCGGGATCGCGGAGAACCTGACCAAGTTCCTCGCGAACCTGGCGTTCGCTCCGGTGATCGGCGCGCTCAAGGGTGGGCAGGCGGCGCTCGGATTCCCGAACGGCGCTGCGGGATCGGGGCTGGCCGGAATGTTCGCCTCGGCAGCAGGTTTGGCCGGGCAGCCGTCGTTCGGCGACCAGAGCACGGCGGCCGCCACCGGTGGCCCCGGCCAGGCCCCGACCGTCGCCATCGACCCGGGCGTCATGCCGTCGATTCTGGAGGACACCGGCAAGACGCCGTCGGGGCCGCAGTCCCGCGCCGCCGCCTCGTTCATTCAGCAGATGTGGGGCAACCAGCTTCGCGGCAAGATCGGCGGCAGCCGGGACAACAACACCGAGCCGGGCACCCACGACGCGGGCCTGTCCATCGACATCCCGATCGGCCCCGACCAGGGTGCGCTCGGTGACGAGATCAACGGCTGGCTTCAGGCGCACGCCCAGGAGCTCGGCCTCGAGTATTCGATCTGGCGCGATCGTGGAACCTATCCCGGCGGCGGCGGATTCGACCGGCCCGGCCACACCAACCACATCGACGCGAAGTTCAACGGCCAGGGTGCAGTCCCGAGTTCGATGTCGACGGCCGGCGCGTCCATCGGCAACACCAGCGGCGCCACTCCGGTCTTTGTCGTCAACATGCCCGGCGGCGGCATGCCCGGCGGGGGCGGCGGCAGCATGCCGTGGACCGGCTCGAA